GCGGGGACAAGAGTTGTAGCTAGTGGTTACTTTAGCGGCTTTAAAGAGGGAGGGATTCAGCTCAATGGCGTGACAGTTTCTGACTTAGCATTGACTGGAGATAATGCAACTGGAGCAACATTTCTAGCTCCTTCTGGAGCAAGCTCAAATTTCTTTACATTAACTACAAGCGGAGGCTTTGACGAGTCTAACAAAAAGTTTTCGCTTATGCCCGACCCGGCTGTTATAACTGGACTTTCCCCCAAGGCATTTTCTCCGTTAAGTTATTCCGTTTTTTCCGCGGAGCAAAAAATAGACGTACTTGGGACTAATTTAAATTTAGTCGATCAGATTATTTTTTATGATTCCAACGGAGCAAATGTTAACCAGAATACGTTTCTATCTAAATCTGAAAATAGGATATCT